TGCAGTTATGCCCAAATGCATTACTACTATGGTAGAATGAACATGCTGCTAAATCCTAGTTGGTTTGATGCTGTTATATACAATGCAATAACCGAATCCGAATTTGAATATGAAGAAATAAAAGATGATTACTTTTTATTTTTTGGTAGGATAATAGAAGAAAAAGGAATTCATATTGCAATACAGGCCACAGAAGAAGCAGGGAAGAAATTGATTATTGCCGGTCCAGGTTCATTAACCAATTTAGGATACCAGTCTATTCCTAAACATGTTGAACTAGTTGGGTTATGTAATGTAGATCAAAGGAAATTGCTCATGAAAAAAGCCAAAGCTATCATTGCACCTACATATTATTTGGAACCTTTTGGCAATATGATTGCAGAAGGTTATATGAGCGGCACTCCGGCAATTACATCTGATTGGGGAGGGTTCAACGAAAATGTTATTAATGGAACAACTGGTTTTCGCTGTAGAGAATTTAAAGAATTTGTACATGCCATAAACAATATTGACAGGATCGACAATCGAAATTGTAAAATTTGGGCAATGAATAACTGCGAAGATTCAATTGTTCATTTAAAATATAATCAATACTTAGAAAAGTTACAGCATTTAAACTTCTATAGATGAAAATTGCCTATTTGATTCCTAGTGTAATATCTCCTACAAATCAGCCGTTGACATACAACACAGTAAGATCTGTTTTTTCCGAAGATGAAAGATTACGACAGACTGTGATGACCGTTGCTTGTATAGACAAGATATGCTCTGCAGATAGTACTATTTTTCTAATAGATAACAGTGCTAATTGGAAAGATTACCAGCAGTTTTTTAGCTATCAAAAAAATTTATCATTCATTAGTATTCTAAAATTTTTCCCAAATATTCATACTATCATCAATTGTCATCCTAATAAAAGTCTAGGAGAAAGTCTACTTTTGACAAATTTTTTAACCGAATTTAAAGAAGAATTAAAACAGTATGATGTATTTGTAAAATTAGTAGGAAGATATTTTTTAGATAGTTCCTTTAACACAGAGATATTAAACAAATCAAATATCTTTTTTAAAAAACCTTATGCTTTCGAATGGCAAGATTGGTGGGGTTACGAAATGGTAAGAATAAATGAAAATATTCTCAAACAATATAATAGTGCATTGTTTGCATGGGGGGCGAACAATTATGATTATATGCTGAACTTGTTTGAAAAAATAAGTCTATTATTACATAATCCTCAAATGCACCATTATGACTTAGAAACCTTACTATATTTTTTCACCAGAGAAATTGATTGGAATATCATAGAAACAGATTGGATTGTATACGGTTGGAATGCTCCAACCGGCAAATTTGTAAGGGATTAATATGAAAGAAAAATTTATTAGAGCGTTTATGGATACTGCTAAACGATTCGCCAAATTAAGTCATGCTAGACGTCTTAAAGTAGGTGCCATTATTGTAAAAAATGACCGTATTATAAGTATCGGATACAATGGTATGCCTGCAGGCTGGGATAACAATTGCGAATACGAGCATTATACATTAGACAACCCTAATGATTATGAATTAAAAACTCGACCAGAGGTTCTTCACGCAGAGTCCAATGCTCTGGCAAAATTAGCAAAAAGTCACGAATCGGGCGAGGGAGCTGATTTGTTTCTAACACATTCACCCTGTATTGACTGTGCTAAAATGATATATCAATCGGGAATACGCAGAATATATTTTGAAACGAACTATCGAAGTGACGATGGTATCAAATTTTTACAAAAAAGCGGTATAGATGTAGTTCGAATTGACCCCGAATGTTAGAATAACTATTTGACATTTTATCTGCACTAATTTACAATAATAGTGTGGCCGTGAGTGGAATTGGCAGACCTGCCGCTTATCCGTAAGGAAAGCTGGTGACGGGGCTTCGTCCTAGACAATATGCCTTTGTAGGTTCGAAACCTACCGGCCACATTATAAACACCCTACTTAATTTACTAATACATGTGAAAATAAATAAAAATTGACAGGATGGAGCTCAGATGGCTACAAAAAGAGCAAAATATAATTGGTCAACTTTAGACAGAAAAAGTCTATATCATATTCTTTGGCAAGCCTATCCAGAAATTGTTAATAAAAAACTTACTGCAAATAAAATAAAATCTATTTGCAGTAAACATATCAGAAGTGTTTTACCAGTAAAAGTTACCAAAAAACCAGATGCATGTGTAGATTCGGGATGGATTTATATAGGTGGTACATATTACAGTGATTTTGACCGTCAAAGAAAAGAATGTATAGAAGTAAATTTTGTCTATAATCCGTTAGATGAGTATGTAAAAATTAACAAATATAGATTTTCTAGAATGTGTAAAATTTTTGCAGATGTCATACTTCATGAAATTATTCATATGAGACAATATAGACGAAGAAATTTCAAAATAATTCCAGACTATGAAAGTAATGCTGAAATGCAGGATCTAAGACGTGAACAAAATTATTTGGGATGTAGTGATGAAATAGATGCCTACAGTTTTAATATTGCCTGTGAACTATTGGAAAAATTCAGATTTGATAAAAAACAGGTAATCAAATATTTAGGAAAAAAACATAAACGAGGTTATTTACAATCATCTAGTTTACGTAGCTATTTAAAAGCTTTCCAATATGATCATAATCATAAAATTATCAAAAGATTGAAGAAAAAAGTTATTAGGTACTTACCACACGCCGAATTAGGAAAACCTTATAGAAACAAAGATTGGATAAATCGTTGACGTTTTCTTTAACTTATGTTAAACTTACAACATAATGTATAAAGAATATAACTCTACAATTAAAACCATCAAGTCCAATGATCGTCAATTTTTTATTATAGACGGTATGATGATGACCCCAAGAGCTGGATTGTTAATCAGTAATGAATGTCCAGACAGGTATAAAATGATAATTGCTGAATGTATTAATCGAGGCTGGGTCGAACCAGTGGCGAACATATCAGAAAGAGAATATATCTTTTTAGGATTGACAAATCAATAATTGATAATTCTTTTCTACTATTAGATAATTACTATTATTAGTACCCTAAAAAAGAAATAGATGTCATCCTCGACAATAACTCGGAGAAAATATTGAATAACGAAAGAAATTTATCACAAGTGATACGAGATCGTATCAAAAATCAAAAGGGAAGATATTTCGCTAACGATAATATCGGTAAGTATATTTGGCCGGGTGAGAAAGATCTATTAATTCAAGAAGCTACTATTGCATTCGAAAAAGTTCTTGATTCTCTTATTATCGATCGTGAAAATGATCCTAACAGTAAAGGCACCGCAAAACGCCTTGCTAAAATGTATTTTAATGAAATAATGGCTGGTAGATATGACCCCAGTCCAGATTGCACATCATTCCCAAATGATTCGGAGGAACGTTACGAAGGTATGCTTGTTGTTCGTAGTGAGCTTCGCAGTGTTTGTAGCCATCATCATCAACCCGTTACTGGCGTTGCTTATATTGGTATTATTGCTGCTCAAAAGCTTATCGGTCTTTCAAAATATACTAGGATCGCTCAGTGGTGTGCCCGACGTGGTACTCTCCAGGAGGAACTTTGTAATGACATTGCTAGGGAGATCGAACGTGCTACAGGAGCCAAAGACCTAGGTGTTTATATTCAAGCGACTCATGGTTGTTGTGAAAACAGAGGCATCATGGCACATAGTAGTCTGACACAAACTACCGTACTTAAAGGTTCATTCAAGGACGATGCAGGTACGAAAAAAGAATTCTTTGATAACATCAAGATGCAGCAAGAATTCGCCCCTCGATAAATTGAACAAAATAAATCTTGCATTTTTATATTAAAAATTATAACTTACTTAATTAAGGACAAACATGAAGCATAAAAACAAACTCAATATTCCTAATCGAAATTTAATTCAAAAAACTTTTCAGTCAACACAGCCGACACAATCGACGGCAGATGGCAGCAAGCGTCCCAGTATTATGATTGCCGTTCCTGCAATGGAAATGGTCAATGCAGAATTTGCACAACATTTAGCCATGGCTGCTGCCCAGCTTGTAGCTAATGGTATTCGAATTAATTGTGCATTTAACATTGGATCAGTAATTACGATTGCACGACGAAATCTAGTTGACATTTTCTTAAAAAGTGATTTTGATTACATTTGGTGGGTCGATAGTGACATGAAGTTTCCAATTGACGCTCCACTAAAACTTCTAGCACGTAACAAAGATATCGTAGGTGCTAACTATCGTAGACGCAGATTCCCTAATCCGAATTTCACTGGAATGATGGGATCAAACGGTAAGTTCACTGAGTTTAAAACTACAGATGAAAGTCCAGCAATGGAACTGATCGATGTTTTGCCCCATGGACTAGTTTTAGTAAAAAGACATGTTTACGAAACAATTCCACAACCGCATTATCTTCAAGAATTTATACCAGAATATAATTTAGAAATCGGCGAAGATATTTTCTTTTGTCAACAAGCTCAAAAAGCAGGTTTTGAAATTTGGTGTGATCAAGAACTTAGTAGAGAAGTAGCTCATATTGGAATCTTTCATTTTAACTACAATTTGAGTGTTGCAAAATAAAGGACAAAAATGCTATTCGAATCAATTGAAATTCGTAAAGTTCGCAATGGAGTTATTGTGACTTTACGAACAGATGAAGATCAAGATCAAGAATACGTGTATGATACAGATCGCAAAGCTATAAAGTTTGTCAAAGAACTTTTAGAGTCTAAGCAATCTAATAGAGAAACTACTTAATTATGACAGCTAAAAAAGATTACAAAATTGGTGATTCAGTTTGGATTCATGGAATCACCAGACGAAATCAACTTGTTAAAGGAACCGTTATACATATTTTGAATTTGGAAAATTATACCGATACTCATTATGTTATTTCTATTCCTACCGAAATTGAAGCCTTACTTGAAATTCGATCATGGCAAATGATTAGCGAGGATGATGTTGGTCCTTTAGGAATGTTTAGAGAGTATTCTAAGGATTTCGAATCTACAAATAAATTTTTGACAAAGGTCGGATTTACTAGTGCCAATTCAAACGAAGATAATGACGATCCCACTGTAGAACAAATTCATGCTGCTCTTGAAAAAAGATTAGATGATAATTTTCATAAACCTTTAATTCTTAAAGAAAAAAGCAAAATTAGAAGACGATACGGAAAGAAACGAGTTTAAGATGTTAGATCCTTGGATTCATACACTTAAAATCTTAGAACCGGATTATTTTGCAATTAAAGATATAATGGAACAAGAGCCCTACATTAAACCTGTGTTAAAAGAAATTTCGGGCAAAAAAATCTGTAAAATTTGTTTAGAAGAAGTATGGTTTGATAGTCCTAATGTACTTCCTAATGATAGAATATATACTAGTCAAAACTTAGATGAACGAATAAATTGGGCTAGTATAGAATTAGAAAAGTGGCAAGATGTTAGAAGGATTTCCTGGGATTCTTGGATTTTTCCATCGACAAAATTAGCTGAAAAATTTTTAACATTATATTATATAACATGGGAAAAGTAAGATACGAAGTTAAAAAAATTGACGGCAAAGAAATTGTTTTTGAATATCATAAAATTGTTGTACATAAATTTACTATAGGGGATGTTGAAGATCCCGAACTGTATGCAGCTGAACCGATTTATAAATGGCAGCAGACCGATGCTGGTAAATTTGTTATGCAACATTCAATCGAAGATCCGGTATTTATTCATCAGTTAGATCAAATGACGTTTGGGTATAAATTTGTTATAATTGCAGAATTAGAAACAAAAAAATTATCAGAATTTTATTTAAGGTTCGGAACATGCAAGTAATTAGACATAGCGATAAATGTTTAGTAAAACAAGAAAATTCTAAAAAAGAAGTCGAAGCAGAAGTTTTAGAATTCAAGGAACATAAAAAATTAATAGTGGTCTTAAATAAGAGTATAAAATTAAACTTAACTTGGAATGGATCATTATACGAAGGAAAAATGGCAGGTTTAGATTTTGTAAGTAACGGACCTGCGGTAACTAAAACACAAGTTGGGAGAGGATAATGAATCTAATAAAAGACATGGAAAAATTCATGCGGGCTTGCGACCAAACTGTAGATCATAATAATCAAAATCAATTCGATCTCTATCTGAAATTGATAAAAGAAGAAGTAGATGAATTACAGACCGCAGTGGATAGTAATGATAAAATTGAACAATTAGACGCATTGATTGATATTCTTGTAGTAACAATCGGTGCTATACACTCAATGGGTGCAGATGCAGAAGGTGCATGGAAAGAAGTTATGAAAACAAACTTTGCTAAGATTGATAGAGAATCGGGCAAGGTTCGTAA